ACGCAAAATTTAAACACCTTATCTAGGCTCAAATTCTGCTAAATCAAAACCATCTAATGTATCCTCGTTAGATTCAAAGTTCTGTGGAGGAAGATTATTCTTTCTTTGAGTAATCAATTTAGATTGTTCTGTGTTCTGTTGACTTATTCTATCGCTTTTAGCTTTTTCTTTATCAGCCTCTCTTTGTGATAACTGTGATTGCGTCATCCCTTGTAGCTGTAAATTATAATTAAACTCCTGCTGCATAAGTTGAGCTTTGAGTTGAGCTTCTGCTTTTTGTTTTTCTATTTCAAAAGCTACATCTGCTTGTCTATATTGCATTTTAGCTTGAGTTTCAGCTTGTATCTTTTGCATTGCAACTTGAGCAGCCAACTCTTGAGATTTTAATTGTTGCTGAGTAATCATAGCTTGCTTCTGCATTTCAATCTGCTGATCTTGTTCTTGTTTAGCTTTACGTTTTACTTTAAGTAATTGATTGGCTAGTTTAAGATTTTTAATTTCTCGTATATCAATAGCATCTTCCAGATTTATGTCGCCTTTAGATAATGCCATTTGAATATTTTGTTCAAGCATAGCTTTTTGTTCTTCATCTGGAGACAACTCAATAAATATTCCAAAGTCATATATATATAAATCAGATATTTCTCCAAGGATACTAACATTGTATTTACCTATTTTGTTTACAAAATCATCTTTAAAGTCTGCATATTCTAAAATATCCGCTACCCTGTAAGTTAAAGCCTCAGCTAACGTTCTATATATGTAAAGACTTCCATCTAATATATGACGAGTAGCGGTATTTGAACTTAATGCTGCTAACTTTTGAACCCCAACTAAAGCGTCAGAGTTTGCTATTGTACCGTCTCTCGCTTCATTTAAGCCTGTTACAGCACGTATCATGTCTAAGTAGTGGTTAAGGTTACCTATAAGCATTTGTGCCTTAGAAGCTCCCGAATTGCTTGTGAGCTGTTGTATAGGAACTTTACCTTGGTTGTAATCCCCTTCTTGTGTATAACTTCTACCTATAACCGAACCTGTTTGAAAGTAAAGCCTTAATGCGTCTTCGGGATTGTATGCTGCGCCTGTTCCTAAATCAACTTCATTTAAACCATCTGCATCTATATATACACCATCTGGAACTGTTCTAGCTATTACTTGTTGTAATTTTAAATGAGTCATCTGAATTAAATCAGCATACGGTATCATTCTTCTAACTAAAGATTCTATCACTCCCTTATACATTCGAGGAGCAACTGCTACATAATTAGGTATTGCGTGTTGTGATGAAGACTTAGGTCTTACCATGTTTTTAGCAAGTTCCCATTTTAGGATTATGTTTGTTCCCATTACCATAACTCCGTCATACCAAACATCAATAGTTTTTTCAACCTTTTCAAAATTTCCATCTTCCATCATTTCATCAGGTGGATTAAAACCATCATCTTTTTCAATCATTTTAATATTTCCATTGTCATTAATTTTTTTCTTATAAACCATCTTCTTAGTGGTTTTATAATTAAAATACATAAGTGTACAAGTGTCACGATAAAATATATCATTTTCATAAAATTGAGCAGTATTAAAATAATCATACCAGCTCTGAGAATATTTAGATATTTTATCTAAATCATCATTAGTAAGAGTGGGGTCTATTTTAATTAACTCAGCAATAGGAAGAGTTTTAATTTCACCCCAATAAAAACAATCTTTGAAATGAGGATCTTCCGTGTAGCTATAAACAACATTAGCTGGATCTACATAAGAAACATTTACACCTGCTCCGGGAAGAAACTCGTGTTTTGCTACAGCCATACCCGTCACCATCATGTCGTAGTCTAATCGCTTACGTATATCATTATAATGATTCTCGGCAAACATTGTATCAATCGCCTCCTCTTCAGCAATTTCTATGGCTGGTTTATAATTTAAATTCATATACAATGACAACTCTTCGTCGCTAGCTGGTAATTCATCGGGGTTCATTATAAAAGGATCAAACCCTGTATTTTTTTGCACTATCTCAAGAACATCTTTTGCAGCCATTTGACCTTCAATCATTTCTTGATACTTACTTCTTTTAGATTGTGATAAAGCGTCTTGTGCATAAGCTTTTACTTTGAACAGTCTATCAGACATTCCATTAACAACTATATCTACAAATTTTGGAATAATGGGAACTGGAGTCCAGTCTAAATTTAGATAAGATAAATCACCATCAACGGCTAATTCGTTTTTATATTTTGCTATTGATTGTTCACCCCTTGCGTATAAGCGTAGTCTGTTAAAATCCCTCCACTGACTATAATATCTACATCCGTTAGAATCTTTACGAAACCATTCATATTGAATAGCCTGCCCTATTTGTAACCCAAACTCGTCAGTCGCTTTTTCAGCATCAGATACAAACTGACTAGGGAATCCTACAGATGAAATGTTTATGTTTACCTCTTTCATCTAATTAATTCACTTAATGTTCCTTTATTATTATATGTTGCAAAGTTAAGACTTATTTTTGATTGTTTTTTCTCTGGAAGATAAACATTCTTTTGGTTTGCCATAATTGCTAACCCTGAGCTTATACTAGCATCAAACTTTGTTCTAGCGCTTATATCAAATCTAGCCCAATCCTCTAAGGTTCTAGTAAAGTATACGTTACCCATTTCATCCATAGGCCTATTAACACCCTCTAAATCTATACCCACGTGTTTCTCTATATATGATTCTATAGCAGCGGCGTGAGATTGCTTAACATCTTCAGAAGTATTTGGTATACCACCAAGTTCTTTTTCTGTTTTAGATAGTTTATTGTAATGTTTATCTGGTCTATTCATACTAAACCCTCTATACCCCCTGTTTTTAAAATGATATAAAAGTCTTGGTTTATTATTCTCTACAAGTATTGGCATTCCATAAAACACACAAGCCATTAGAACTTCTTCAAAAAATATTTCAGCTGTTTGTGGTCTTGCTACATATTCTAAAAAAAATTCATTACTAGGAGCTTCTTCCATATTAAACTTAGTTAAACCATGTAGAGCTCCATTAGATCCTCCGCCACCTACTGTACCAGATATATCATAAGAGTCACAACCAAACGCACCTATATGTTCGTTGATTGGAAAATATATACCATGCTTTTTAATTTTTTTGTTTGACAACCCTTTGTTAGGTGTCCACGACACTTTAAATCTTCCTCTGGAATCTGGAGTCCATATTACTTCTGTATCTTTAACACCGTCTTTCCAATAAAACCTACCCCTTGTTACGTGATGCTCCATTATAAGTGAATCATTGTAATCTATCTGCTGATAGATTTTAGTTAGATTAAATAAAGAAGATTTACTTTCATCTCTAAATGCGTGTGACTCTGTTCTAGGAAACTGTCTGTAAAATTCATTTAATGCGTCAGCATCTTTCTTTAATGAATCTACTTCTGCTTCCCAATAATCTATCGCTCCATTTGTAATCCACTCATCATCAACTCCTCTGATTTTTTTCTCTGGCTTTCTAAATACAGGCATCCCAAACCTATCAATAAACCCTTCCATATTCCACTCCATAGGGATAAACAAAGAGTACAAACCTGATTTAGTTTGACCGTTAGCGTTTCTTGTTTCTATACTGGAATCTTCAAATAACTTTTTAAAGTTTTCTCCACCTTTACTTAGCGCATTAGAAGTAGACCCCATCATACATTTACCAATAATTTTACTTCCTAGTCTTAAACATGTTTTAGTTACACGCCAGTTGTTTTGAATGTTATTTGGTTTCAGCCATTTACCTGATTCATCATGTACAAGTAGTAATAGTTTCTCACCATCATAAGAGTTATCATCTGTGTTCTTCCAGTCAATCGTTGTGTCTAATCCTGTTAACTCATCATCCATAACCTCGTGCATATTCTTTTTGGTTATCTTGGATGCAGGAACTCTAAACGCTAATTCAGTTTTAGGTTTATCCATACCATCTTGTATAGGTTTAAAAAAGAATGGAAGTCTATTTGCAATAGGCACAACTTTATCAGTAAACATTTTTTTTGCATCTGACCCAGTCTTAGACAGTATTCCTACTCTTGAATCTCTTGCAAGAGTTCCTTTGTTGACACACTCAGACGACCCCATAAAAGAAAATCCTGAACGTCTTATCTTCAGATAATCCATACCAAAACATCTTTTATCTGCCTTACAAGCTTCCCAGTATATAAAAAATATTCTATTTGCTTCTCTATAATCAGGATACCCTACATCAATACTTGTCCATTGAAGATACATATAGTGCGAACCAGTTATATAGGTAGGTTTACCATTATTATAAAACCAAAAACCTAATTCTCTTCTATCAAACTCTGATTCTATGTAATCTACCCATTTATTTTTAAAAGCAGGAGGTCGATCATTCCATTGAAATATAGAGTTTAT